CCGATAACAGTAGTCGGGCAGGTCCATATTGCTAAGACCGCATATCGCCTCCAAACACCCGTCAACCTTCGCCATAAATGCCTCGAATTGCTTATCGCTCTTTTCCATGCTGTGCCCCTTTCGGTTGACTTCCAAAACTCGCGGACACCCCAAACCTATTTCGGGGAGTCCAGACCCCTAAATAACAAAAAAACCAAATACTATCGCATACGCCCCGATAGCCAAGCTAACAACAATCCAGAAATCCTCTAGTTTGAGACTATTCATCGGGAACCCCTTTCGGTTGCTGAGAGCCGAAATGCTCTCGTTTGTGTTGCGGAACGTATCGCACAACGAATTTCAAGCGTCGAGCGGTATTTTGGCAACCTTGCGGATTTGTTCGTGATTTTAGTGTCGATTTTTGGGCGGTTTGATTTTGTCGGTTCAAGAGCCGTGCAACGCCGCGAATTTAAAGGTGATTTAGCAAGTTTGCTTGTAATGGGCGTTATGGGCAATGTTGATACCTTTGCCGTTCCACTTGGTAAATTGACAGGAGATGGCGGTATAGCAGACGTTGCGGGTTTGCCGTTCCAAGGTGTTCCAAGGTGTTCCATAGCGATGGAACGGCTAGGATGCATACATAGCGGTGTCTGCGCCCAAATGTACCCAAGTGTTCCATGATTTGCCAAATTCTCTTTACTCCAATATCACGCGAAGTTACGGCCGGGGGTATAGGCACTAATATTATTATATATAAAACAAACAATATATCGATATTCAGCGACAGCGGACCTGTAACCCTATGATTTTATTGTTCTTAATGGTCCATTAGGGGGTGGAACGGCAATAGTATCAGCAACTCTGGAAACCCATGATATCATTACAGTCCTAGCCGTTCCATGCGTTTGGAACACCTTGGAACACCTTGGAACACTTGACCCGCTAGACCGCGTGGGCGCTGCGTCTGCTGTTAAAAGCGCGGTTTGTATCCTGGAGTGGTGGCGTTCCCTACTGTTCCCACGATATCCACGACGTGTGCGCCGTTGATAGCGCCGCATCGTGAAATCGTGTGTGATATCAGCGCGTTAGCGTGGTGCGTGAGGCATACGCCGTGTGCATGGTTGGCTGTGGATAACCTGGTAAGTGGCTGATATGGTTAGGATTATTGACATTGCCTATGGGGGTCGGACCTTGAGTTGGTCACCGTATAGAATCCCTATCACCCCACCCACCGCCCACCCTCCCCCCTGTTTTCACCTATCACCGTTATCCGACGGTAGTAACGACGCCACGATGTCCACGCAATAACTACGTATCCATGGTAGATATGACCCACCCTAAAAGGGCACTTCATATCTACGATGATCCCGCATTTTGGTACCCCTAAAACGGAGACCATATTGCTGGATTGCAACGATATAATGGTGTCCAAGGAATTGGCAGGCATTATTGTCAGAAAACCCTATAGGTTCTCCTGACATTACCCCTTGCTTAATTTGATACATTTTGTCATTATATCAACCATATGGCAGATCCTTGGAAGCGTGCGAGTGACTTCATAGAGAGCGTATCTGGCGGCGACGAGATGTCGGAGGTACCGTGGCGTGCGGACGTCATGGAGAGGTTGGCAGAGGGGGATGTTGAGGGAATGAAGGAGGCTGCGAGTCCTTCAGCCGAGTTTGAGCTTATCAAGATGGCTCATGAGGGGGAGAGCGAGCAACTCCGTCTGCAGGCGATTCAGTACGTCTTGGGACAGGCTGGGCACGGGGTGATCAACAAGGTGGACAAGCGGGTGAGTTACGACAGTTTGCCGACGGATCAGTTGGTGGCGATGTTGCGATCGAAGTTGGGGAAGTTGCAGGAGTTGGTGCCTGGTTTTTCACTTGACGGGTTATTGGAGGGGATTAAGGCACCGGAGGCGGTTGAGGCGGAGGTCATTTCTATAACCACTGAGGCGACTGATGGCGAATGAATTGGGCGAGTTGGGCGGATTATCCAAGCGCGAGTTATTGCGGCTTTTGGACTTCACGGATCGGCAGGTGGAGGCGTATGACGATCGGAAGTTGCAGAGGTACGACCCACATCCTGGGCAGGACGCGTTTCACCGGAGCGACAAGAAGATAAGGCTCCTATGCACCGGAAATCGCTATGGAAAAACGACTTGCTCGGTCCTCGAGGCGGTTCAGTTAGCGACTGGCACTCATCCTTACAAGAAGCTACCGATTCCTAATCGTGGAAAGATGTACGGCGAGTCATTCCCGGTGGTTATGGAGACTTTCAAGCCTAAATTTGATGAATGGATACCGAAGACGGCGTTGGCTGACAAGCGACCTTACACGACGAACCAGATGGGGTATTTGACTGGGGTTAACTTTAAGAACGGCAGTCAGATCAAGATTGGGTCATATGATCAGGAGGTTGGCAAGGCGGAGGGTTCTAACTGGCATTATTGCATAGAGGGTGGGCAGAAGGTTTTAATGGAAGATGGTTCTCATAAACCAATCGCACAAATTTCGGAAGGTGACGTTGTAGCTGTGACAGATGGAAAATCGCAACGGAAATTTTCTAGGGTTTTGAATACGAAATGCAACGGGATGCGTGAGGTTATTAAAATAACAACAAATGGAGGCCATTCAATTGAGTGTACCCCTGACCATAAAATTTATATAAATTACAGAAAATGCGTTGAAGCTGGCAAACTAAGAGTGGGTGATAAGATAAATCGTCCTGTTTTTATGAACTTAGGCCAGAGTAAATCCGTAGATAAGGATGATTGCTTTTTGCTTGGTTCATGGATTGGTGATGGCTGGTGTGATAAAAGTAGGGCTTTCATGTCATCTGCTTCGGATGAATTTATAGATATTTTTAATTCCAAGCTTCCAGACGGATATCATTTAAAGCATAGAAAACGCTATGACTACGTTGTTTGTAACAGCTTAAAGCGCCGCAATACTATAACCAGAAACCATTTGATGGAATTAATAAAAAGACATGGGCTCTATGGAAGGAAGGCCTTCAATAAGTTTGTTCCTGATGAAATTTTCAAGCAAGACGGTGAGCGGAGATTGGAGTTTCTTAGAGGTTTATACGCGACTGATGGATGGGCATCGTGGTCGTGCATAGGGTATGGCTCGACATCTGAGGAGTTATCATTGGGTGTAAAGCGCCTGCTCGAATCATTTGGGATAAAATGTGGAATATATTTCAAGAAAAAACAGGATGATAATTGGCGTGACCAATGGTTTGTGTTGATAACAACTTCAACCGAGAAACTGGAATTTTGTAAGGTTGTCGGGATACCATCGAAGGAAACTGCCGTTAATAAAGTTGCTTATCATTGCGAATTAATTCTTAAAAAACAAATGGCGCGTTGGAAAGAAAGAACTGGTATTGGCGGAGCTGGGCATTCTACTAAACAACGGGTTACTAATAGCCTAAATAAAAAACAAAATTTTAAGATTAAAAAAATAGAGAATGTTGGTGTTAAAAGGGTTTATGACATTGAAGTTGAAAAATACCATAATTTCATATGCGAAGGTTTTAAAGTCCATAACTGTGCTTTTGATGAACCGCCCTCCCGCGAGTTGTACGTTGCGAATATGCGAGGGCTGGTGGATTTTGGTGGGTATATGTGGTTCAGCATGACGCCATTGAAGGAGGCTTGGATCTACGACGAGTTATGGCAGCCTGGGATGTTGGGGGAGAAGGACTACATTGAGTGTTTTGGGGGCAGTTCTGACCAGAATCCGCACATAAACAAGGACGCATTGAACCTTTTCCTGTCGGAATTGACGAAAGGGGAGCGTGAGACGCGGTTTCTTGGAAAGTTTGCACGTTTGCTCGGGCTTGTGATCGACACTTACAGGCCGGAGGCGAGCGATATAGAGCCGTTTGATTTGAACGAGGATTTCGTTATTTACGAGGGGATTGATCCGCACACGAGCAAGCCGCATTGTGTGTTATGGAAGGCGATAGACAAGAACGGGTATCGGTATGCCTGTTCGGAACTCAAGTTTGAGAAGGGCGTGTATGATTTAGGGGTAGCGATTGCGCAGCGGCGCCGGGAGTTGACCTCGCACGGCGCGAAGATCGTAAGATCGGTTACGGACACGAGCATCAACACGGAGGACATGAACAAGGTGAACCAGTATCAGACATTGAAGCAGGCTATCATTGATTCTGGGGAGACGGTGTTACCGATGTTGGCCCACAAGAAGGACTGGCTACTCCCTGGAATTGAGAAATTGAAGGATTTGTTTCGCGTTTTGAATTACGGATCGTTCGAAAGTCCTACTGAGTTCCTGTTCAAGGGGCGCGTACCCAACTATAGATATGGCCTATTGCATTACCAATGGCCGAATGATATAACTGGCGGCAATGAAAAGCCTAAAAAGGCGAACGACGATTTCATCGATCCATCGAGATACATAGAGAGATTGGCCCCCGAATTTTCAACACCAGGACAGAGTAGGTTTTTGAGGACGTACAATGGCGCATATACAAGGAGGTCGTGATGGGACGGATTATTCACGCTCCGGTAGACCCAGTGATGAGAATACCGGACGAGGTTATTGACGATAAGTATTTGGTCCAACGAGGTCTTGACAAGTTTGGTTCGTTCGAGCGGGACCGATCGTTGTGGTTGAGACGCAGGGAGAAGTATTATTTAGCGGTAGAGGATTTCGAAACGAGCACGCGCAAGGGGTTATGGGACGGAAGTTGTTTCCTTCCAGGGACTGATTTGCTTACAAAGCGTGGATGGGTTCCGGTTGAGGCGATGACGTTGAAAGACCATACGTTTTCCAGGAATCCCAAGACTGGAGAGCTTGGCTTTATTCCGGTTAAAGCTGTAATGGGTTTCGGACATTGTAATAACGCTGTCCATTTTCACAACAAGCGTTGTGGTTTAGACATAACAGTGACCGATATCCACAGGATGTACTTAGTCGATGAGCGTGGTGGCGCATATAAGAACAGACATAAGTTTGTTGAAGCTAAGGATATGGTTGGAAAGAAGGTTAGGCATTGGGGTATACCGAGGAACGGTATTTACAGTGAAGGTACTCTCCCATTGATGCCTGAGAATGTTGACCCGTTTGATTGGTTTGAGTTGTGGGGCTGGTATTTATCTGAGGGATGCGCGTGCAAGTGTTGTCATTCACAGATCGAAATTTCTCAATCGAAGTCCGCAAAACCAGAAAACTACAAGAAAATTGAAGAGTTATTAAAGAGACTTCCATTTAAATATAGCAAGGGGCGAAGCGGTAACTATTTCAGAATAAGCATCGATACGAGGTGGAGGACGGCATTTGCTTCTTGTGGGCTACAACCAGAGCGAGTTATCCCTAGACCATTATTGAACGCTCCGTCTGCGTATTTGAAAGTCATGTACGAAGCGATGATGCTTGGCGACGGAACGAAGTGTAGAAAGTCAAAGCATAGGAGTTATGCCACTTCATCAAAGCGATTAGCGAGCGACGTACAAGAGGTTATGGCAAAAGTTGGCGTTTGGGGAATTGCATATGAAACGGAAACGCAGCAAGGGAAGCCATTTTATATTGTTTCGGAGCGGCACGCAAAAGTAACGGATCTAACGACAACGAAGATTGAGCGAACGGGTTACACTGGCAAAAACTTTTGCGTAACAAATGAATGGGGAGTCGTTTATGCCAGACAGAACGGCAAGCCTTTGTTTATTGGGCAGTCCAATTTGCATTTTCCACTTACAGAGATTCAGTGTAACGCCCTGCACGCTTTAATCATGCAGGCTGTTTTCTTTCGTCATCCATGGTTTTACATTGATCCTCAAGAGGAGGACATCGATGTCGAGAGGGTGGAGAAGATCGAGCGGTTTATGAAGTACGTGCTCGAGCGGTACGCGAATTATCACAAGGGTATTTATTTAGCGGTTGACGATTGGGCTACGGATCTCACGCGCGACGGCGTTGCAATTTTCAGTCGCGGTTGGGAAGTGGTTCAGCATAGGTTTCGCGACATCGTGCGAAACGAGAAGTTTGACAATCAGAACTTCGACTTTCAGAAAATGTTTGAAGACACGCCGGAGGAAGAGTTCGACAAGATGGCGCGTGAGTTTATCAAGGAGCCTTATCGTGAACAGAGCATTATTCGCACTGTGTTTAATGGACCGACGGTTGTTGCTGAAGATCCTGCGTTCGTTTTATTCAAGGGAGACGTAGTAGACTGCACGGATCTGAACGAGCATGAAACCGTTATCAAGGTTTGTTATTTTTCGAAAGAGCAGTTGATCCGTTTTCGCGACAGCGAGTATATGGATTCAGACGCTGTGAACGTGGTGCTTGAGAGTGGCGGTGTGAACAAGGCGACGTCTAGTGCGCAGGCTTATCTCAACACGCGACGTGCTGCTGAAGATTTCCAGACTGGTATCAACACGACGTCTACGTCTGGCGGCGACACGTACGAGTGTCTCGTGGTGTACGACAGTTGTTCATTGAACGGTGAAGACAACTTCTCAGTACCTGACAGACTTCAATACATCATCAATCCGAATACAAATACGCTCATGCGTTGGACGTACCTGGATAGGATTTCATCCAACGGAAAGATCCCGTTGCATATGTGTCATCTGTTCCGCAGGCCGAGACGGTCTATTGGGCGAGGCATGGTGCAGACGATGTTCAACTTGAACGATTCGTTGGACGTGTTGGTGAACCAGTCGATTGATGCCGGCACGTTGGCGAACAACCCGATGTTTGGTTTTAAAGGAGACTCCACATGGGACCCACAAGAGGTGAGAGTGGAACCGGGGCTGGGCATCAAGATGGAGGATCCGAAAGCGGACATCAACTTCTTCAGTTGGAACGTGAACCCGTCGTGGTCGCAGGCGATCCAGGGTGGCATTATATCGATGGCCGAGCGCATGACCGCGATTGGGCCGACAACGGTTGGACAAGTTGGACAGAACGTGGGACCGCTGCGTTCAACGAGTGGCGTGCAAGCACTTGGTCAGAATGCTAATATGTTGCACGACGTTTGGTTTCAGCGCGTGAAGAGTTGCATGTCGGAATTGTTTGAAGGGTTATACAGCGATTGCACGGTGATGATGCCGCCGAAGTTGAAGATCAGCGTGACTGGCGCGTATGGCGTTCCGATGATCGACGAAGACGGGAAGCCGATCAAGATGGATATTTCGCGCGACGAGTTGGCCCGAAGGGTTCACTTCGGTATTTACGCGAACGGCAGCAACTTGAACAAGGATATCGAGAAGCAGAACGCGATGGAGATGGCGCAGTTTTCATTCCAGCCGTTACCGATTCAGACGGGAGTTATCAAACCTCAGAACGTGTACGAGATTATGATGGAGGTTCACCGCACGCTTGGCACTGCGCGCGCGGAGCGATTTGTTTCCAAGCCTGACGGGTACGGTTCGGTTCCGATGGAGCACGAGCTTCGCATGATCATGCAGGGCATTCCTCCTCCGGTTGGGTTGAACGATCCAGAGCGCGAGGGGAAGATAGAGATGTATTCGCAGATATTGGATTCCCCGGCGGCGGAGCTTGAGGCTCAGCACGGCATTGTGTCTCCGAACGCGATGTCTGTTTTGAAGAACGTTTTAAAGCAGCACAAGAAATACTTCGAGGTCGAGCAGCAGCCGTCCAACTTGGAGAACCCGACAGGGAGTCAGCAGTCTCCAACGATGGGGTTGCAGGGCGGACAGACGCCTCCGCAGCAAGATGCGCAGGTTCCGCGCTCGCCTGATCAAACGGTAATCAACCCACCACAGGGAGGTGACAGTGAGTAGTACCTATGCGGATAGGATGAAGGAAATTGTAGATGAAGAACAGAAGAGCGCGTTCAAGAAAAAGAAGACCGCTGTGAAATTCAAGATGAGCGATACGGAGCGCGGGTATGCACAGGCGATGATTGACCTGCGAGAGAACCCGGACTTCAAGAAGTTCATGGAGCTTGAGTCACAGCTTATTGGCGAGCGAATGGGAGAGGCGTTTAAACTTCCGGCGGAGGAGTTGCTCGACACGAACGACTATGGATGCAAGATGGCGTTCAACCACGGAAGGTACTATCAGATGAAGTACGTTGCGAATAGTCGCCTCCTACTTCAGAGGCTTTATATAGCGGAAAAACAGAACGAAAAGGAGGCCAGCGATGGCGAAGATCAAAAAGGTGAGTGACAAGAAAACCAAAAAGGGCGGAACGAAGGGGAAACCCAGCGCCGTCAAGACGAAGAAACCTGGAATGTTTAAATAACCGGAGGCTTTATGACGGAAGAGAACAAACATCTAAGTGAAGAGAACAAAACGGCTATGGAGAACGAGTTCGATCCTGCGAAGTTCAAAGAGGAGATGATCGCGGAGCAGCGTCAGTCGAGCGAGACGATGATGAACGATCTCGTTGCGAAGATGACCGGCGTGATGGACGAGAAGTTGGCTGCGAACAAACCTGCGGAGAGAATAACGAAGAGGCAGGAGACTGAGCTTGGCAGTGAGTTGGAGACTCTCGGCATTGACGAGACGCAGGCTGCAGCGATCGTGTCGCTCGTGAAGAAAAACAGTGGAACGGTTGACGAGGCTGACATTGAGAAGAACGTGATGGAGCGCGTATCGAAGAGCGTTGAGATCAAGGACAAGAAAAAGGATCTGGAAGGCCAGATGGCTTCCAAGTATCCAGACATTATGAATCCGAACTCTACGCTTTGGCGCGAGTCGCAGCGGATTTATAACTCGTTTGATGATCACGCGAAGAATTCTTACATGGCGACATCGCTTGCTGTTGAGAGCGCGGCGAACAAGTTGGGGATCGCTCCGATCGACCTGAATAGCATTCGTGCAGGTCAGGCGCAGAACGCCACGCACGGGCCAGGGAACGGCGCCCCACCGAAGAAAAAGATCACCCAAAAGACGCTTGATTTCGGCGCATCTTTTGGCCTTGATCCGAAGCTTTATGAGAAGCATTTGAAAGACAAAATGTAAGATGTTGAAATATAAGGATTTTTTCCTTGCTTTTTTTAATTGACACACTTACAATCAGGAGGATTTTGTGAAAACGAAAACGAAGGGTCGTCCTAGAAAGTCTGGAACAGTTCCGAAAATTGGTCTTGAAAAGACGATAAAGGGGCAGACAAAAAAAGAAATAACACGGAGGTATTTTGCACGTCGCAACTTACTTCAAATCCCCGATGAAATTTTGGACGCTAATCAGGACAAGCATTTTTGTTTTTTGAGTTTACCGAGATTGCAGAAGAACGGAATGTGGCATCCCGATGGGTACGAGTTGTTGAAAGTGGAAGACCTGCCCTCTGATATGCAAGATAAGTACGCGGCTGCTCCAGATAATTTCTTACATCGGGGCGAGATGGTCCTCGGATATATCAGCAAAGAGGAGCACGAGCAGCGTAAGATGGAGGAGGCGGTCGTGATGGGTCGTAGGGATTTAAACGACATCATCAAGAACGACGGCAACTTGAGCGGTTTCAGTCCAGAAGCAACGAGTGATGAAAAGAAAATGGACGTTCACGAATTTCTAGGTAAGGAGAAGACAAATGGCTAACACTGATTTCCCGATGGGTTTTGAACCAGTTTATATGCAGGCTGGTGGAGAACTTCAGGACGTGCTCCATTCGATTGCTGATGCAAACGATGCTATCTATCCAGGCGACATTGTTGAGTTGCACACGGACGGGTATGCACGCGCTTGTGGATCAGCAACGCCGACGCGCATTCTTGGCATTGCGAATGAGTATAAGGCTGCAAGTGCTGGCGGAACGATCGCTTATACGCCGGCCTGTGCTAACCTCATCATGCGCGCCCAGGTTGACAGCGCCGATGTTGACGTTCAGGGTGACCTCGAGTTGTCTTATGCCATCAACTATACGACAGGCGACACGACGACTCTCCGCTCGAAGATGGAAATCGCAGGTGCAACATCTCATGCTACAGATTATGCTGTGTTTATTTTACGGGTAGCTGATTCGCGCAATAGTGTGGCGAACGCTCTCGGAGAATTTGTCACAGTTGAATGCAAGTTTAATCCCAGCGTCACTTTCTAAGGAGGAAGAATGGCTACCAATGTCAGGTCTAATTTTGGTGATTTTTTTGGAGAAGATAAACTTCCTGAACTGGAAGCCGTAATCCTCGCAATCGAAGAGTCTTATCCTTCGATGATTCCCATTCTCTTCAATGAAGAGTCCATGGGAACTGACATCTATCAGACCACCACGATTTCCGGTCTGCAGAATCCGGTCGAGAAGGCTGAGAATACGCCGATCCAGTTCCAGACCCTCAAATCCGGGTACAGCAAGACGTACACGGCTGCAACGTTTGCGACGGGATATCGTATCTCGAAGGAATCAGTCAACGATGGCAAGTTCAATTTCATTGAGCGCGCCACGCGGTCCTTTGGCAAGGGTCACTTTGAGATCAAAGAATACGACGCGGCATCGGTTCTCGATGACGGTTTCACGGAAACTGGTTATGACGGCGTTGCTTTGTTCTCGGCTTCCCATCCCCTCGAAAATGGTGATGGCGTCCTTGGCACGAACATCGGTGCGGCGGCTGAACTTTCTCTCACCTCCTCGCGCGTTCTTCGTAACGTGATGCAGTCGATGGTGAACGAGAACGGCCAGATCGTGAAGTACAAACCTTCCAGCCTCGTAGTCCCGCAGGCGCTTCAAGATGTCGCGGCAGAGATTGTGAAGTCGATGTACGATCCGACGAATGCGAACAACGCGATCAACACGATGTATGATTCCTTGAAACTGCTTCCGGGCGGCTTCTGGAATTATCTGTCGAGTGACACCGCTTGGTTCATGTTTGCCGAGAAGATGGAACATCACCTTATGTTCCTCACGCGTCAAGCGCTTGAGACGGATTCAGATTACGACAAGAAGGCATTGGCTTGGGAACTGACGGCAAACTGTCGTTACGACAAAGGGTACAGCAACTGGCGCGGAGTCGCTGGCAACGCTGGAGCATAAATAAGAACTTTTCGCGGGTAAAGGGGGGTGGAAATCCCCCCGGCATTTTTCTTATGTCCCTATACGGAGGTCTATATGAGTTTCACTGATTTTCCAAATGGTGTGACGAGTTTCGGTATGCCCGTAATGGGCGGCGGCGGTATTCCAGCTATGTTTGGCAACGTCTACTTTGTAGACTATCGTAACGGCCTTGACGGAAACGATGGCAAGACAAAGACCTTGCCGCTCAAAACGTTGAGCGCAGCTTATGCAAAATGCACGTCGAACAACAATGATGTCATCCTCATCGACGGCGATTCAGAAATCCAAGAAGATAGCAAGATCACATGGGTCAAAAATAGAATCCATGTCGTAGGCTTGGGCTCTGGAATGTTCCATGCACAGAGAGCAAGGATTGCAACGACTGCTACGGGAACCGCAGCAGCGGTTGATTCTACAATCGAAGTCTCTGGTACGGGCAACTCGTTTGAGAACTTGAAATTTGTGAATACAGGAACCGACGCAGCTTCGCTCGCATGTCTCATTGATTCAGGCGAAGCGAACACGTACATTAACTGTTCGTTCATGAAGTTGTCTGACCTTAGCGATGCTGCAGTTTCAGACGCAGTATTACGCGGTGACAGTTCAACGTTCATTGCTTGCGAATTTGGTGCTGACACGGTTCTTCAAGCGGCTGCAAGAGCAACCGTAAGGTTTTTGAACAGTGGCACAACGAAGTGTAAGCATCTCCTGATGCGTGACTGTCAGTTTACCTGTTCAAGCTCGAACTCTGATAAGGCGTTCATGCTGGTTGGGCATACAAGTGCGCTGCAGTTTAGCAACTTGGTTGTCAATCCAATTTTTACCTGCGCTCTCGTTGGTAGCACTTCAGCGGCAACGCTTGATAACGCGATCGACAGTGTCTCTGGATTACTTGAGGGCAATCTCTTGGTAGTCAATCCTTCGACCAATACCACGGCGGTTTGCGCAACAGTTACAGACCAGATTCAGGTTGTTGGCCCGCTCACACATGTGGACGCTGGCGCACCACAAACACCAGCTTGATAGGAGTTTAACATGACTGAACCAATGTTGATCGATAATGATCGAATTAAGATTGTAGACAATGTCCCCGCCATCCCCGAGTCGATGTGGGAAGGCGTGGACTTTGGACCTGGCTCTGGCTTCGCTTGGTACGAGAATGACTTTTTCACGTATGCTGCGGGCGACTGGACCGTTACGGAAACCGATGCTGGTGCGACTGAAGCTCTGTCTGACGAAGTCGGTGGTGTTCTTCTTCTGACGAACACCGCTACGGAGAACGACGTTCTCGGTATGCAGCTTGGCGCGGAGGCTTTCCTCCCCGCTGGCGGCAAGAACATCTACTTTGAAACTCGGTTCAAAGCTTCTGAAGCCACGAATATGGATTGGCTCGTTGGCCTGTGCGACACTGATACTGGTCTCCCGATGGCCGCTGTTTCCGACGGCATCTATTTCGTTAAGGACGATGGCGGCACGGGCATCAACTGCGGCTGCTCAACCGGCTCGGTTGAAAGCATCGAGGCTTCTGCCGCGACTTTTGAAGCAGATACCTACATCACATTGGGGTTCAAGGTAATCGGTACAAGCAAGGTCGAGTTCTGGAAAGACGGGTCGAAGTTGACTGAGATCACGACCAATATCCCGACCGCCGAGTTAAGGCTTTCGATTGCCATAGGCGCAGGAAGCACTGACGCCAGAACCGCCAATGTTGATTATGTCAAAGCGGCACAGCAACGATAAGAGCCTTCACCACTTGTATACAAACTGGCCCCAAGGTGCTATAACGTGCCTATGGGGTCGTTTTATAAGGAGGAAAGATGCGTCACAACTTAGTTGAAATGGTGAAGAAGCCGCTCATCACTCTGCATGATGGAGAGTATGTGAAAGTTTCTGCCGACAAACTTCAGGTTTGCGGGATCATTGAGAACGCGACTGGGGAAACGTTCAACCTGGAACTCCACTACACGAAGGGTGCAGAGGCCGGGTTGAACCTTTATATCGCTTTTCCGCGCGACCTTCAGGATTCAGAGCCGTTCCCGATGGAGCTTGGCTTCGAGTCGATCGGTGGCGGCGTGCTTCGGGCCGCGGATTTGCTCCGGCAGTGGACTTCATCGACCACTCCAGAGGGCCACATCGTTCCCGTCCAGCCGAACGGCAGACGTTATTTTACGGTGTACCAGCAGGAAGAGGCCACGGCCCAAACCGATCCGACCGGAACGTTTAAACTTTACGCGGACATCAACTCGATTGCGAGGTAAGCATGAAGAAGCTACTCATCCTTTTGATGCTGCTCATTCCTGCATCTGCGTTTGCGCAGATTGCTGGCACGACGCAGCCAAACGTCTTGGGCGGAAATGTGATTTTGGATTCCGGTCCGAGGACGTTTTATAAACAGTCCGCTGACCCCGCGTGCATTGCTGATCGCGGGAAGGTGTACACGAAATATAACGCGGTTACCGGAGACGTCGATCTCTATTACATCAATGACAATTGCGACGTGGTTCAGATTACCTCTGGTGGTGTTACTCCGGTTGGGTCAGTTGACTTCCTTGGAGTTACTGCGGCTGCCACATACGACGGCGACCAGACAGACTATGATACCGCGAATGGACTTTGCGCTACCGATATGAGCAATGTGGATGCTAGGGTTTGCACAAACGAAGAGATGCTTGAGTTGATTGGTGCCGGCGAAGGGTGGGTTGGAACTAACTGTGCGCCATGTACTGGAAGATATTGGGTGAACGGTGGAGCGCCGGGTTTTTCAAGCACCACCAAAGGGTGCAACGATTGCATCGGGTGGTCTGACAACGGCGGAGATCAGTACGCAAGGTTTTGGAACCTCACTGACTTGGAATCATATATCACATTTTGCAATGAGCAGAAGGCATTTGCTTGCTGCAAGTAAGGAGACAAGATGAAGAAGATTATCGCTGGCGTAACGCTTGCCTTCTTGCTGATGTCTGCAAATGCAATGGCATACGTTTCTTCGCAGTGTGTTACGAACGTTGGTACTGATGATTGCAGACCAAACTATATTGCGTATCAGGGTTGCGTGACTGGTGTCGGTGCTGGAACTGATATTTTCTTAGCCGATACCGAGTGCGAGGCGCAGCGCGTTAGTGGATCCCACGATAACATCTCTGGACCTGTTACCGCTGGAACCGGCAATACGGTTGGCGTTGATTGCAATAGCACCGCCGCTGCAAACTTTTCAACCACTCCGAACTGTCAGTGCAATACTGGATACTCAGGGTATCTTTGCGATTCGTGTGCGTCTGGTTATATTATGATTGGCGCGGTCTGTGTCAAGGAAACGTCGGTTATCTACGACGCAGATAAGGACACACTCGTACAGACAGAGGAATCAGCCGACGAGAATATAGTGCGCTTTGACGCTGGTGGAACTGAGGTAGGAACGCTCAGCCTGACCACGTCCATATTCAATAGGGACATTTTTGGGATGGGTTCCAACGCAGCGGCTGCTATCGCAGGTGGAGTGCCAGCCCACGCAGTCTTTGCTCCAACGATGATAGCTGATGAACTCGCTATGGTTCTTGGAATCGGCCCAATAGCTGGTGCTCTCGGTGCCGACGAAGAGATGATTGCGTTTGCAATCGACATGGCTGGTGACGCTGCTGACAACGCTGATGCCTTCGTCCTTGGTATGTCAATCTTCTGGGACCCCGATGGTGGAGCGGCTGAAAGTTACGCGATTGAAATTGATGGTCCATTCTCCAAGGGCTTTGCGCATAGCGGCGGGGAAGACGACACGGCAGGATACGATACAATATTTGCTGGCGCTGAGGGCGGCGATGCTACCGCTTCCAATGCCGGGCCTGATGGTGGTGCGTGGCACTTATATGCTGGCGGCGGTGCTCCAGGTGGTACTGCTGGTGCAGCAGCCGATGGCGGAGACGGTGGAAACCTGTACTTAGCAGGTGGATTCAAAGGAGACCAGAATAACGGCGGAGCCAACGGAGTCGCTGGTGATGTCATCCTTACCTACAACCAAGAGTCAGCGACGTGGGGTGGAAGCGTTGGTATCGGGATTGATGCACCAACATCACTCCAAGAGATAGCAGATGCCGGGTCGGTTGTTTCGAAAGTTTCGTCGTTTTCTGTGAACAACACAAACGCTGCTTCACTTACATTATCCAAGGCTGACCTCGCTGCTGTTGGTGCGCTCACTAGTGGACAGACAGACAGCGGTGACTACCTTGGGCTGATTCAATTCCAAGGTGTTAACTCGTCAAGCGAGAGGGCTACTGGTGGCGTGATTCAGGTAAACCAGAACGGTATAGCTGGCGCCACTCACTTACCCGCAGAGATATTGTTTTACACCAACAGCGGGTCAGGGCTGGCGTTGGCGATGGCGATTGATGATACTCAGTACGTTGCCATCGGAGATGCAACACCAGACAATCCATTTGAGGTCGAAGACATTGCAGCCCCTCCGACGGTGGATACTGTTAATGTTCAGCATGGCGCTGCAGCACAACCATCTGCTGGTTCAACATCTGGCTTTAATGTCGCTGCTTACTATGCAGGGAACACCGGAAGCACTGGCAACGCAGCAGTGACCGCATCTGCTCAGTCAGAGGGGTTGACTACAACTGGAAATCTAATCGCCGGCGTTGAAGGGGTTATAGTTTCAGATGCAGCGGACGCAGCTGGAACATTCATGACCAGCTTTCTTGCAACCTACGTAGATAACGCTGGGAGTGAAGGCGCTATCGCGTATTCGTCTTCCCATATTGGTGCTGATTTTGATATAGATTTCGCTTCTATCGGTGGAGACTTGTTGCTTACTGGTCTCGTTTTCCCCGGAAACGATGGAACAGATGTGTACCTAGTTGCTCCTGATGGAAACGCGGCGGCCGCTGAGTTGCGTAACGGTGGAGACGCTTATGTCTACGGTGGTGCGCTGAAGAATGGTGGAGCAGACGGTGATGTCATCCTTGCATACGCTTCCGCTGCGGTACAAGGCAACGTTGGTATCGGTGTTGGCACTCCAGAGCAACAGCTTCATATTCAGGCAATACAGAATGGCAACGCCATCATGATGTTGGACGCAGATGGAGGTGACGATAATAACGATTCGTGGTTATTCAGGTCCGACGCGACTACCCACGACTACGTTATCACCAACCATACTGACGACCTATTCTACTTTACCGACGCAGGGTATCTCGGAGTTGGCACTGCGGCTGCACCAACTACTGCGTTTCAGGTGGTTGATGCAGCAGTTCAGACATTGACGATGGCTCAACTCACGTCAGGTGGTAGCGGCACCAAGTCTGTTACAGATGACATCGGTGCATTGAATGTTGATATGTACGTTTCTGCCACAGACGATTCATTTGTTGTTAACGGCAATCTGATTCACTATGCCCTAGCAACCGACTCAGTCGTTACTTCATTCATGGCTAACGCAACTGAGGGTTCTGCATCTCACGCTAATTCAAAGATTGCTGGGTTCACTTCAAACTTGGATTACACGACAACAACGGGTACGACATATGCGTTCTATGATAAAGGCACCGCAGATTATGCTCTGGCATCAGAAGGAGAGATGAGCATCGGGGCAGTTGGTGCTAATGACGATATGTATATCACCACTGCAGACGCTGCAGCTGGCACTACTGGTGTAATCAACATCGACGTTGGTGGAAACATAGGTGGCGCTGTTGTTGGCGGCATCAACATTGGTGTGACAAATGCAGGGTATGTCTCGATAGGTGGCGCTGCTACGTCAGCTCCAATCAACCTCGATGACGGTATCGCATTTGACCAAGACGTTGTGAGCGGAGACTATACGATTACTGCTTTTTCGTACTACCTCTCGTCCATTGATACTGGCGGAGACAGGGACATTGGATTTCCAGACTCTCTCCTGACTGATGGTAGGACGTATGTTGTTTATGACCAAGACGGAGATGCTGACTTATATCCAGTCGCTATTGTCCCAGCTTCAAAAACAGTGAACGGCACAGACGAGCTATATATTACTCAGTCATATGGTGCCGTTACGGTTATCGCTGATGGGAACCAAGACGAGTGGATTGCGATTGGCGACCACATCTACTTTGGCGATGGCGCAGACCAGTCCCTTTCCGATGACGGTGCGATAACGTGCGGTGACAAGGTAGAGCGTGTCGTTGGTAATGGCGGTGCGGTCGTCCTCGACGCAGACCCGGCGATTAACGATGGCGAGAACGAGAGTCAGACCTGCATTATTCAGGGCACACACGACACGAACACCGTGCTGATTACAGATGGTCTTGGCGTCGAGTTGGCTGGTGGTGTTGATTTTACTCTCGGTAAAGGTGACACCCTGATGATTACATGGGACGATGACGAGGACACATGGTACGAAATCTCAAGGAGCGATAACTAATGAAAAAAATCATAACAATCATTGCTGCAATGTTACTTTCGTCAACAGCGTTTGCTGTGCAGCTGGGTGGCTCGGGGATTGAGAACGGAGAGGCCACAACAGCGGCTCGTCCAACACTAACTACGTTTACGCATTATGTGAATAACACCAGCGGAGCCGACCACCCGGGATGCGGGACGGCAACTGGTGCAAGCGCGTGCGATACGATTCAGTACGCGATTAACAAGCTGCCGAGGGATTTGGGTGGCAACACGTACGTTGTCCAGTTGGCTGACGAGGCAATAACAATCACCACAACAATCAGGATTGTTGGGTTCGCCAATGGTGGAATTACTGTCCAAGGACAAAGCGGTTCGCGCCCGACCGCTGGGCATTACAACTTAGATGGCACCACCGCTGACCAGCCAATATTTTATGTAGGCAACAACTCGGCAATAATTATATTCCAAGGCATTGAGTTGGAGAACAACGAAGATTTAGGTGTTGGCGTCCAGTCCATATACACCCAAGGCGTTGAACTTTATTACATGGTGTTCAACAACGGCGGTATTGGTTATCAGCCGATGCGTGGTGGGTATCACTTCGTATATCAGTGCGACTTTTCATCCACCAAAAGAGGCATATGGTCTACATACACAGACGTTCGGATAAGTGACGCGGTATCGTCTACTACGTGCGACTCTTACGGAGTTGATACAATAGGTGGGGCTATATATCAGGACGGGACACAGCCCACTGGAGCAACTAGTGATGAGAACGCATCTTTCGGCGGGCAGTTCCTTGCTACTCCATAAGGAGGTAACGTGGACATTGAAAGCATGAGAGGCGGTTATCTTCCTTGGGATGTTGTTTCGCTGGCCCTTGGCCGGATGGCGTGTGCGGTCAAGTGTTGGTGGAACGACTATGATCGGTCTTCATATGAAGAAGTTAACGGAACGTGCCAGTGTAACTGCTACGAGCCGAAGACAAAGGTGCATATGTATTTCGAGCCATGCCCGCAATCATTGCATGAGTTGGAGCCTAAAAGCTAATGGCATACAGACTTTTCAAACAGGCATCACCAGCGGCGACGACAGCTACTGAACTATACGAAGTTGGGACGACGCACACTGCGTCCGTCTCGGCTATGTTTGTTTGTAACTCGAACGGGGTTGCTACTACATTCAGGATTCAAGTCGTTCCGAACGGAGACACGGCTGGCACGGCGAACGCTATCTATTACGACGCAGCGCTGGCCGCTAATACAACGCTCAAGGTTACTGATGGCGGGCTTATAACGATCAACGCCGGCGATTCTATATGGGTTTACGCTGGTCATACCAAGGTTGCATTTAGCATTTTTGGAGATGAGACGTAGCACAAGCAGTTTTAAAATTGGAGCCAGCGCCATGACATTCAGCCCATTAGACGGAAGCACCGGACTTGTACTTCGAACCGCTGGATTGATCGTTGCAATCGGAGGTCTTGGGTGGGGAATCATTTCCCACATGGATACGAAAATCGATACCAAGATAAGCGCTTTGCAGAAGGCCACGTTTTCCAGGAACGAGGCAACACTCATCATCAGGATGATCGAGAAGCTTGATATCAAGATCGACAAGCTTGTTGATCAAGCCCATAGGTGATCGTATGTCTGAATGCGAAAAGAGCGTTGACGAGTGCATCTTCCTTGCCCCGAGAAACGACTGGGAGCGACGGGAGCTTCAACTCATAAAGGCGCTCAGGGTGTTTGTTTATAAGGACCGAAGGGGAAACGACGCACTTTGCGACTTGATAAGTTTTTATAGAAAAACTAATATGAAGCGTAGGCTGGAAGAACTCGAGCTTGGGAGGGAAGGATGACTGTTCCATCGATTAAATGCAAAACGTTCGGAGATATGATCTCCATCGTCGAGTCTCGTGGCCGCATCGAAGGAACCGTCGAGACGGTCGACCGCGAGCTTGTAAAGGGGTTTCTCAACGAGCATTACATGCGCATTGGCACTGAGCGCAACTGGTGGTGGAGATCCTTTCATCGCACGTTTGCTTTTAAGACCCCTGTCGAGTCTGAGTCTGGCGTGTCGTCGGTAGCGATCGTTGACGAGAGCCGTGAGATTACGATGACAGGTCTCACCGTGAGCAAGGCATACGTCGGGAGATCCATTCGATTCAACGGCTCTGGCGATCTGTACCGCATCATTGGGTACAAGGTAGCCACAGGCAAGTTCTACCTCGAGGGGGAATTCCTTGGCACTTCTGATGCAGATGCTACGTTTAAAATATATGAGTATGAGTTCGCTCTGCCGCCTGACTACGATACAGTTAAACAGCTATATATCGTTGATGACGTCGCGCGCAATTACGGCCAGGTAGACTATCTCTCAACCCTGGATTTCAACCGGAAGCTGGCGGCGAGCGTTTCGACGGTCACCTATCCGACGTTCTACACGATCGACGGCAAGATCAATATGAACAACTCCCTCGAGTTGCTCGACGACATGATCCTCGACTACGATTTCCTCGGTGGCGCAGACACCGACAAGGTGGACTGCATCAGGCTTCTGCCGATCACCCCGGACAAGAGCCGGCTCATCCACCTCGATTACAGCATGAACATCACCCCAATGACGGAGGACGCTAACGAGCCGATCATCCCGATGGACTCTCGCTGGATGCTCGTCCACTTCGCACTCTACGAATGGTTCAAGCTTAACGGGCAGGGAACGTCCAGCGACAAGGAGTTGCGGGACGCGATGGGGATGCTCAAGGAGATGAGGAACGAGCACCGGAAGACCGAGCCTAAGCCAAAGTTTGTTGTGAACGCCAACAGGTTTCGACGCGTCCATGATTACGACAACCGTGACGATATGTTCAGGGCCGCGCGAGCACTGGAGTATGATAGCTGATGCCAGATAAAATACTACAGCAGAGGCTTTATCCGTATGACGGGTCGCAGAATTCGACCAAGCATCCTCTCCTGATATCCCCGAAGGATATCATCAGGTCGGATAATGTCATTTATACGACCTACTCTACGAAGAAGAAGCGCCCCGGGAAGTCGGACGCGTTTGACATCTCCCCGAACGGGAGACCGATCCTCGGGATGGTTGACTACCACAGGCTTGGCACCCAGCGGGTCGTCTACTATGACGGCAAGTTCCTGAAGGCTGTGAGGCCCTCTGACAACGCCGTTGACAACATCACAGGCACTCAGGCCATCCCTCTGGACGAGGCTGTCTCCTTCGCCAAGTTCTACGGGTATCTCGCGGTCTTTTTTCAGGACGAGACGACCCCCATCCAGGCGTGGAATCAGACCGGCAGCGTTGCCACACTGACCTCTTCTGAGCAGGTAGCGAAGTTCGGGCAGGTGGCCTGGAACAGGCTCTGGATCCCAGACCCTGACTATCCGGGGCGCCTGCTGGTGAGCGTCACAAACGATCCTACGGACTTCGTGACCAGGGACGCGTTCGCGATCGACCTCGACATCAACGACGGAGACCCCGACGGCATCACGGCTATCACCCCTCAGTTCTGGGGATCGATCTATGTGATGAAGCGGTACGCGACCTACCGGGTTTCTCCCGTGCAGACGGCCTACGGGACGCAGTTCGTCCCAACCAAGATATCCGACAACGTCGGGTGCGTGAGCCACAACTCGGTGGTGTCCGCCGGCGGGACGATGTTCTTCCCGTCTGACGAGGGGGTCCACTACTTCTCGTCATCTGATAAGGTCTCTGAGATCGAGACGGATTTGCTGTCGCGCGACATTCAAAACGACTGGCGTGGGGACGTGAACTTCCGCAGGGCGAAATACATGTGGGGACACTATGATCGGGAGTTCCAATCGCTACTGTTCACGTTCCCTGCGTCGTCGTATAATTATCCGACGGACGTCTGGGGCTACTCTTTGGTTGCAAAAAAGTGGTACAAATGGCATAGTTACAACGCTACCTCGGTAGCAAAATATATAGATTACGGCACGAAGAAGGTGAAGTCTCTCATTGGTGGCCCGGACGGAAGACTTGGGGTTATTGATAGCGAGGTTTTTACTGATTATGGAGAGAAGATTCCACCAGTAACATTCGTCAGTGGCATCATCTCCCCGACCTCGTTGGATGAGGAGTTCGAGTTCGATTATATAGCGCCGATATTTGTTCCGCAATCGAGTGGAACGTTCAACGTGAAAATGAAAATAGACGGAAGGGTCGTCAACGATCTCGACTTCGACATGACCGACACCTCTGACCAGGACTTACTCGGAGAGGATTTCGTTCTTGGTGCTTCGATACTGGGTGGAATCCCAGAGATGAAGATTCTGAAAAAGAGAATTGGCGGACACGGAATGACGTATCAGTTATTCATTGAGCACGAACAGACACTTCAAGAGGACGCAGTTGATTTCGAACTGCTTGGCATCATGGTTGACGTGGAAGTGAACGCAGGTAAGACGGGAGCGAGGATAGGATAATGGCAACTTCAATTACAGCATTGGACGCAACAGAGGGTTATACGTCTGGTACAACTCTTACTCAGGCCGAACTGAACGCGATGGTGGAAAGCATAGAGGCGTACGTCAACGCTTCCATTCGTCTGAACATGATTCAGTTGGCTAAAGACGTAATGACTGATAGCTACGCGTTTAATGATCCTCCCGACGGTGTGCAGAGCGTTACGACTCCGGTGCTTTCCGCCGCTGCGTTTCTCGCACAGGACGAGACGATCACAGGCGCATGGACATTCTCTGGAGCAGTGGTTCACTCCGCTGCGGTATCGTCTACGTCCACGTTCTCTTCCACTGGACAGGACGCCACGAAGGTTACCGACACCGCAGCCCAGACCCTTGCGAACACGACGCTCACGGCGCTCACGTTTGATACCGAGTCCTACGATCGTACCGCGATGCACAGCGTAGCCAGCAACACGAACCGGCTGACGATTCCTGCCGGCGCGACTGGCGTTTATCTTTTCATTGGTCAGGTTACCTTGGTAGCAGACGCAACCGGATACAGGACGTTGGCTCTCTACAAAAACGGCTCAAAGATTTCAGAGGTAAAAGAGTTCGCCCCGCACGCGACGGAGCAGACGGTGCTTAGGGTGACCGAGTCTGACAGCGCGACCGCTCTGGACTACTACGAACTCCGTGTGTACCAGTCTTCAGGCGGAACGCTTGACACGGTGCTTGGCGCAACATCAACGTACTTTTCAGCATTGAGGGTATGGTAATGGGACTTATAGACGCGATACTTCCAAAGA